AATTGTTAAATTTGCTGCAGAACCTTGAATCTTTTCACCGTTTCTATTTACAGTGATATTGTTTGTAGCTGCTGTTCCGTGTGAGTCAATTATTTTTACTTGGTTTCCAATTGAAGGAGAGGCAGGTAGAGTTATAGTGACTGCACCGCCAGATGTATCAACAAAAATATTATCACCATCTGAGGCTGTGTAGTTTCCTGATTTCTCAATCCAAGACTCACCTAAACCAGCTAAGGTAAATATGTCATACCAGTTTGTACCATCTGTAGATACTAATCTGTATTTACCATTTGTAATAGTAAGAGTGTTTCCTGTAGCACCTAATCTAGCAGATATATCAGCGCCACCAGAAATGTTGTTATAAATTCCGTAAGTTTTTTGTGTAGTTGGAAATTGAACTGTATGAGTTGTAGAAACTGTTCCTGTAAAAATTAATTGATTTTGTCTAGCTTCGTTGTTTGCTTGCGTTTGAGGACCATCATTGTTTGTTAGCGTCGTTGAAGTTCCAGTAGTAATTGCTTTTGAATAGACACCCGCAATTGCATATTCAAAAACCTGAGAGAAGTTGTTATTCGTAATAGTACCCCAAGTACCTGAATTTTCTCCTGTGGTTTGTAGCTCTATTCGTAAGCCTGTTGAATAAGTTGAACTCATTTAATCTCCTAATAAAGTTTTAGTAATTATTTTAAAGTTTGTCAAAACTTTTATGCGGCTTTATGGACTTCTGTCCAACTTATATCCGAGTTAGAATCGTCGACAACGGACCAGAAAGTCCCTTGCAGAGTTCCAGTTGTACTTGTAGCAGAAACGCCAGTTAATGTAAAGCTTACATCTGTCCTAATATTTACTGTTCCTGTGCTAGATGTAGCAGAAACACTAGGTGCCTCATAGATGGTTTCTTGCGTAGCATCACCCTGGCTCAACGTCATGCCAAGACCCGTTATCTCAATAGATGTTAATACATCGCCTGTATTAGATGTTATTTGATTACCTGTAGGGAATACAACAAACTCTGGATCTGCTTCCGCCGTTCCTACAAAAATGTCAAGAGCAGGTTCACTTGCTGCAACAACAGTGACTTGTGAATCACCTGTAATAGAGAAAGTTCCTATTGATGAAGTGGTAGATACTCCAGTCACCGATATGTTTTGATCAGTGGTAACTGTTTCTGTTCCTAAAGAAGTTGTAAGTGCTTGTCCTGTAAGTGCTTGTGATAATCCTACAGCACCCCATTGTTGATCGCCCCAACCAATTGCACTACCCGTATTTACGTCAGTATCACGGTTCCAACCAGTTGTTCTTGTGCCTGTTACTGTTTCGTCTCCCAAAGAAGACGTCATGCCAATTCCTGTTACAGATATGTTTTGATCTGTTTGAGGGCTTGGTGTTCCTAACGAAGAGGTAAGAGCAATGCCAGTAGGGTTTACATCTGCGATACCTGTAGCAGTGGGAGTGCCTAACGCAGAGGTTAAGCCAATTCCTGTTACAGATATATTTTGATCAGTCGCAACTGTTACATCGTTAGTAGATGACGTGAGGCCATTACCTGTAACAGTTACAGGCGCCTGTTCGTTCCAAGCACCACTGCTCCAAGTTTCTCGGCCCCATCCTTGGATAGAGGCCATAAACTATCTCCTTATGCGATCCTTAAAATTGCAGCAGTTGCTTCAGCAGCAGGAAACGTAATTGTAAACGTACCAGCAGTTGAAGATTTAACACCGCCAAAATCTAAAACACAAACAGATGCATTTGTTGTTAAACCAGTTACTGTTGAACTATTGTAAATAACAGCAGCTTGTGCTGAAATAGTTGCACTTGTAAATGATATATCATCAAAATCACAAACAGCAGTATCAGTTGATAAAACTGGTGTAACAGAAGTTAATTGTCCTCCACCTTCAGAATATGTTCCTGAATTTGGTACTTCATCAGTTTGTGTAAATGCAGTTGTTGCTTTACTTAATGTTGCTTCTGAATCGTATAGCGCTAGTTTAAAAGTGTTCCCTGTCGTTGCCGTAAAATCGTGTAGGCCTTTAAGGATTTCCACTTTGAAACTGTTGCATACAGCTTGAGTAATTGCCATAATAATCTCCTATGGGTTCCTTGATTCGAGAGGGATACGAATAACGCCGTCCCGAAATTCGTCTCTACGGTCACGCCCCATCTCATATGTGGCAAGAGCCTGTACAGACTGATTATACATTTTATCGTAGTATTGTATCATATCTGCTGGACCTTTCAAGTATCCAAGTGCTTCTAAGACACAACCATACAGTAGCACGTTTGGAGCATTTTGACTTAACCAAGTAGATGTATTTGTACTTGTTAAACCAGCAGGCTTGTACGTGTATGCGAGCTCTACAGTTAATGCAGCGTTCGGGGTTGGCGCTAGATAGTGTGTATCCTGGTCCCACATCGCATAATATTTAGGCGTTCCAGCACCAGCAGACGTTCTATCTACCGAATATTCATTCATAAACGAAATATCTTTTTGTATCAAGAAAGTTCGGTCATCATTTCCATCTATAAGTTGTAAATACCGTGTTGCTTCCCAATCAGCAGGAAGTGGTAAAAAAGGGTTATTCACTGTCAATGTTGCAGTGTCATATTTTCTGTAATAATTTAAATCTACTGTTCTTCTTACCTTGTCTTCAATTGATTCTATAAAGGGTTGAATAACAGCGTTGGAGAGCACATTGGTGCTTGTTTCAGTGTAATTTCTTACATTATCAGTTAAATCGGAATAATCGGTCATGACGTACTCACTGTAACATTACCTACGAAAGATAGCAACCTTGTAGGTTTATTTGGTTGTTGGACACTCAAAGGCATCATGCTTTTTTGTGTGGAAGCATAAGCTACGCCGTTCGCATAATAATTAGTGACAGGCATATCCAGAGTTTGAAATTGATTGACAGTGGTTCCAAAACCAACGCTATCATAAGCTGCATCACCACTAGCAGGTTTTACTACCGTTCTTCCTCCATTAATAGGACCCGTATCTCCACCAACAAAAACTCTTGAGTCAGCTCTTTGTGGTCTTGCATGTTGTAAAGATTGAGGATCTGTAACTATAGGAAGTGGTTCTAACTGTGGGTGTTTTGGTTCAAACTCACTAATATGAACCCACGAACCGTTCCACTCTTGCACCATTTCATTGTAAGGAAATGCCATACCCGATCTATCGGATATGCGTTTAGCAAATCTACCTGACGCATACTTACCCATTTACGCTCCTGGTAAATATGTTTTAGGTGATAAAAATAAACTTGTTCTCTCTCCGTCTTGAGCTGCAGCGCGTTGAAACTCATCTTCATAAACTTGTTTTAAAAGTTGAATTCTATCTGGCGCTTTTTTCATAGCTATGTAATAAGCTAGTCCAGCAGTTAAACATGGAAGAAAACGAAAAGGAATCTCAGTATTATTGGTGTAAGCGCCCGCATCCTTCATCCGAACAAGAGCATAATATCGTAGAGTGTACGTTGTATCAGCTGCAGGATATAGAAATAGTGTTGGGTTTATCGTACGTTCAAAATAGTATTGACTTGGTCTTCCGCTGGTTGTTTTAACTGCGTAATTCAAATAAGTTGATCTACTTATTGAAGTAGCACTAAAATCATTATTACTACTGTCTCTTATGACAACATCGGTTATATCAATAATTTGTTGAGAGGCATTAGCACCAGAACCAAATAAATCAGTCCCAGCTAAGCTGGTTGTATCAGCTGCAATTGTTTTTTCTTGTAGTTGTATTGTCCATAAATTTAGACCTCTATTTGCCCATTCAGACAACATAAGGTTTAAAGAACGTCGTGCGGTTTTTAAATCGTAACCACTACGAACTTGTAAACCGCAACGTTCATATGCTTCCTCTGCTATATCATCTATAGACAGATCAAAGTCTGCTGTTGAAGCGTAAGTCGGCATCTATTTTTTGCCGTTCTTTTTCTTCATCGCTCCGCCACGCATCATACCCATGCCCATGGCTTTTCTAGGTGAAACTTTTCCTCCACCCATCATTTCCATCATGCCGCCACCACGTTTTTTCATGACTTTTTTCTTTTTAGGTCCCATAGCGCCACCACCACGTTTTTTAACAACTGGTGAACCGCCTCTTTTCATTGGAACTGATTTTTTCTTACCCTTCATATTGACCTCCGAATATTCGTTTAAAGGTTTTTTGTCTGGATACCACGACGTCTTTATAGTACCCTTTTGGCCACTTCTTATAGTAACCTTGACGGTGTAGTTTATCAGAAGCTTCCTGTAATTGCGAGAACTTTTGTATTAGCATCATCGAATAAGCTACGTCACTTTCTACAAGTGGGGTCTCCCCATTTGGAGTAACCAAAAACTCTTGTTCTTCCTCATTGGCTGGATTGAGGGGATGAAAACCCATAAAAAATATATCTTTTTTATTATACCAGTTATTGTATGCATCTATGATATTTTGAAATTCCTCTAAAGAATAGTTAAAGTACGGATCACAGAATATCAATATCTCATGAACATGAAAGTCTAGTTGTTTCAAATGACTATTTAATTCAGTTTTATACCACTTATTCTTACGCTTTACTTCGATGATGATTTTATTGTCTTGCCACGTTTTCTTCGCAAAAGGACAAGCTGGAAAACCACCTAAATGTTTATTAGGAATTTCAAGGAAATTCTCTGACCATTTACGTACGTCGTTTATTATTTCTTTTTTAGAATACACCTTTAAAATCAAAGCCTCTCACGGCTGCTCCCGCTCTTCTTTCTTTTGATATTAAACCTCCTGTCGCTGCAAATGTTTTTACATTTGTAGGCTTACCACCAACTCCTTGTGGTTTACTTCTTTTTCGTCTGACAGCACTCGCCTTTTGCGACTTTGTCATCCGTGTGGCCTTTGCAAGTGGGACGCATTTTGGATACTTCCTTTTGCTCCCCTTTTGTCTGCCACAAGGTTGATATTTTCCGTCTTTCTTCGGGGCTCCAATATCCACCCACTTCTCTTTCACCCATTCTCTCAATCCTTTCTTTGACATTATGTGTATTTAGTAACTTTTCTTTTGTTCTCTGCAACTGCTCCACATCCTCTCGCAATACCACCTTTATTAAGGTGAGAAACCTTTTTTCTCTTTTGTGAAAGTCTGTTGGATTCAATCATTCCTCCAGCAGCTTTGTTCTTTGGTTTCTTTTTTCCACCTGGTGTTACTTTTCCAGAACAAACGGCGCTTGCATACATGTTGGCGTAAGCAGAAGGATATACGTCAAATTTTCTTTTTGCTGCTGCTTTACCTCTAGGACACAATTTACCCATTAGCCTTGACCTCTGTATTTGACGTATTGACGTCTTTTGTTTTTATTCTTCGGCCTTGTGCGTGAAGAACGCCCTATACTAGTCCTTTTTTTGACTGGAGTAAAGTATTCGTTAGATGGTGTTTTAGCCATTATTTCATCTGTGATAAAGGATTAGCAAGGGTCATTTTTATCTGTTTATCAATACTCTCTTGCAATTCTGTCATGGCTTCATTTAATTCATTTTCTAATTTTTGCATATCAGACTCAATACCATCTACTGTTAATTTTAAATCTTTTTCATTAGATCTAGAATCTTCTTTTACTCTTGTCTCCACATCCTCAACAATTGTTTCAATACGTCTTACATCACCTTTTAAATCATTTTTTAATTCTTTTGCTACATCTGCCACCAATCCAACTTCCTCTAGAATCATGCTCATTTCACTTTGTAACATTTCTACTTCTTGTTGTACTAAATCTATACGCTTATCAAAACCTGAAAGGTCAGGTGCAACATATTCAGATATGGTCTGCTTCATTGTTAGATAATCCTTGTAAAATTCAAACGCGCCCCACGCACCACCAAGTAATGTACCAAGTGCTGTTAGCACGACGACGATCTTCCCGCCTTTAAATTTTAAACCTGCAAATTCTAATTCTGCCACTGTTGCATCACCATTTCGTTCATTAGCCCATCACTTCCTGCAAATAAGAAATACTGTGCTATATTGTTTGTTGTGAGTTCAGCATCAGGAATAAACTGATCTGTAAAAAATCCTTCAATATCATTCAGTTGTTTTTGTGAATCAAAGAATGATTTTGAATTACCTAATACTTGCATCACAATTAATGTTTTTAACTGATTTGCTGAATCATATCTACCCTTATCACCCATCTTCTCTAATATTTTTTTCGCTGCCACCTCTTTTTTACTTTCCTCTTTTTTTGGCTCTTCTTTAGGTTCTTCCTTCTCTTCTACTTCCTTAACTTCAACTTCTTCAGGTTCCTTTTCAGTAGCCTCTGGTGCGCTTTCTTCCTGCTTAGGCTCCTCTTGCGTATCAGGTTCAGGCTCTGTAGTATCTTCTTTAGTAGGTTCATTTTGTACCTCCTCTGGTTGTGGCTCTGGCTCTTTTATTTCCATCTCCATTTCCAATTCTGCTTCTATCTCTGTTTCAACACTTGCCACTTCTATTTCTGGCATCTCCATTTCCATCTCTGGTATTTCTACCTCCATAACAGGCATTTCTATTTCCATCTCCATTTCAACTGTTTCATACGAAACATCTGTATCTGGCTCTTCAATTGGCTGTATATCTATTTCACCTGTGGGTGTTTCCATAATAGTGTTATTATCAAATATATTTTCTACAATATTTATTTCCTCTACTGTCGCATCAACATTTAAAGCAACAAACATTTCAACGCTTTCAATAGATTGTGTCACAATTGTGTTTATCGTGTTGTAAAGTACACGAATATTTACGTCATCAAAAACTGGGCCCACGGCTAAATTCACATCACGTCCCCCTACCTCTATAATTAAATTTGTGATGGTACCTGCAAAATCAAAGCCACTTTCGTATACTTTGTAACCACTATTAACACCTGACTCCGATAAGACATCAGTGCCACTAAATACTTCAGTAGTTCCGTCTCTTCCTGTAATGTGCATGTATATTCTATCCTGAGCATCTTGTTTGTGTACTTTGATAGAATAATTGGTTCTTCCTCCGTATTTTATGTCGAGTTCAGATATATCAACTGTTTGTATAAAAGTGGTTCCCATTCCTTCAACGCCCATTGCAGATGTATTATTACCAGATCCTGTAATTTCAGCACATCTATCAGTTCCTAAATCACCACAATAAGTTCCTGTAGGCATACTAGCGGGCCCTTGGCCACCCCAGTCTGAGTCCATTGAACCGTCCTTCGAAGTCGCTACATATCCGTTGTCACTATCAAGAATATCACCGCTATCTTTATTTTCTACGGTGGTGGTTGTAATATCTTTTTCGGTAGTTGTAGTAGTTAGAATACCATCAGGTTTCATTTCAATTGTTTCAGTTACTGTTTCAATAATAACTTGATCAACAACCTCGTCACATAAACCGACAGTTGTTGTGGAACAATCTACTTGTGCTTTACTAGAAAAGGATAGGGATACCAATCCACATAGCCATAGCCAAAAATAAAAACTTTTGGAATTCGCCATCATCTACATCCTCTTTCACGTTAATTTCTAAAACACTATCCTCAAATACTTTACTACCTTCTGGTATCATGTGTGGATTTGATTTCCATTTCTCCAAAGCTTCTGTGCCAATAGAACCCATATACGGAGGTGGTGTTCCTGCCATGACTAAACTATCAAACACCCGTGGGTCTTGTGCAAGTATACTCACCGCCGCAACTTTTAGGCCTGCCGCATACATCTGTCTGCTGAGCTTAAGCAATTGACACAGCTCGTCGTCCACTACAACGCCTGTAGCCAAACCAAGTATATTTGTTTGTATTGCCCCTGACGTTGCTACTTTACAAACATCAGAATTATTGACAACAACACTTGGTGCCGACGCAGTTGGTGGCGTCGAATTCGTCACCACCGTTGAAGATACGGTGTTCGTTTCTCCATAAATTTTTTGTGAAAATAATAAAATTGATAATACTAATAAAACTCTTAACACTTCCAACGTCTCCTAGCTTGTCGTAATCTTGAATTTGGATTAGCTGCAGCTTTTGGAAACTTTTTCATCTGCCCTGCACTTCTTGCACAGTATGACTTTCTTCTTTTAGCAGCTTTAGATCCTTTTTTAACTTTACCTGTAACTGCTGTTTTTAATTTAGAACCAGGATTTTCACGTCTATAACGTGCGACACCCGCTTTCGTCATTCCCGCCCCACTTTTAGTAGGACGGAAATACTTTTTTGTTTTTGGTGGTTGTTTGTCAGCCATTATAGACTTTCATACCTCTTTAAAAATTCAATAACAATTGAAATTCTATCACCTGACGTTGCCACAGGGAAAACAATATTTACATCACCTGTAACACCACTTGATCTTGGATTAGTAATTCCACCAAAGGAACTAAAATCAAAATCAGTTTGTCCAGTTGATAGAGACATTGCTTGATCGTCTGTAGTTGCATCGAAATTAATTTCAACAGAGTCTGCTGGTGCTGTAAAAGAAGCGTTATACCAAATCTTGTTTATATCAAGATAAGTACATGCATCTCCATTTACGTTTGCCGCCAAAGCAGAAGCATCGATTGTTGTAGTGCCTCCGTTTGAGCCATCACTTGTACTGTGGTAAGAATAAATTAATTTCTTACCTCCATCAAAAATATTTCTTTCAGTTGCTGAATAAGCCATAATTTATCTCCTTGCAATAAGTGGGGCCATTACACCCCACTCAGGTTAATTAATTATTATGCGTCAGCGAAAGGAGTTACTAAAGTTCCTGAACCTAATAACTGTGCTTCCACATGATACTTGTTGTCAGCCATTGCTGTGCATTTAATAATGCTACCTGCAAGGCCACCTTTTGTTGATCCGTTTAATGTGATAACATCGTTACTTGCACCAGAGATAAAAGTTTTACCTCCTGCTGAATCATCAATACCAATGTAACAACCGCCAACAAATTTATCTGTACCATCAGTTTTTACATCTAAATCAGTAGCTGCTGTTTCAATGATAAAAGTGAAAGTAGCACCTAAGTTGTTAGTGTTGTTTGGATCGTTGCCTGGTCCTGTGCCGTTAGCATCAGCTGTAGCGTCAATCGTTGGTAAAGTAAATTTGCCGTCTGCATCATTACACGTTAAAATTCGACCTGCGTGGTCTGCAACTGTTAGAGTTGTATCC